AGACTCTTTCATTGACAGCACCACAACACATGAGATTGATAATTTAATTGTAGATCTTGATGAGTACATCAAAGGTGGTGCTGATAATGAACACAAACAATTGCGAGAGGGTTATGGTCATATTCCCAAACCTCAAGCAAGAAAAATTAGAAACTACTTAGAGAGTTTCATAGATGATGCAAAGAGGTATAGTTATGACCGAAGACCTGGGCGAAGAAAAAAAACTAAATAATCGTGAAACCCACATAAATCGTGGGGTGGAGTTACTACTACGTAATAGGAGAAGAAAACCAGACCCACCCAAAACCTTTCAGATAAGATTTGGTAAGATGGTATCTCTCTTCCGTAGAGAGATTGTATTTCATCTGAACTTTTATCTGGACATCAGAAAGAAATAGTCTCTGGAGGACAGCAAGATGTTAGCGGTAACCCTGACGATTGGAACATTAGTTTCCATCATGGCGTTTTTTGTAGGAGGTGTGGTAGGATGGTTAGCAAAGGACCACGCATATCAAACTCAACCAGTTTATACACATCCAGAGATGTTTGATGAGAATGGTAACATTTTACCTGATGAAATTTTAGCAGTACGATTTGAAAATCACTATGACCTCGACGAAGAAGACAACGATTAAGGAGAAAGCAAAACTTCCGCCTAATCCTTTTATCCATGAAATCCTTGAACTTGCCAGCAAGCAGAGAAGTAAGGCAAAGAAAATTGAGATTCTTCAGGAGTATACTAATCCTGCCCTGAAGAGTCTGTTTATTTGGAACTTTGATGACACTGTGATCTCTGTGGTTCCACCGGGAGAAGTTCCTTACAATCCAAATGAAGTTCCCGTAGGAACAGACCACACATCTCTTCGTAAAGAGTACAAACATCTCTTTAATTTTGTAAGAGGCGGCAATGACAGTCTCAGTTCTCTTCGTAGAGAGACTATGTTCATTCAAATGCTTGAGGGTCTGCATCCAGAAGAAGCAACAATCCTCTGTCTCGTAAAAGACAAAGCATTGCAAACTAAATATAAACTATCATATGAAGTTGTGAAAGAAGCTTATCCTGATATCAACTGGGGAGGACGCTCATGAGTAGTGCTGTAGTAGAACCACAAGAGAAGGAAATGGCAGAGTTTGGATCCGAGGAAAGTAAAATAAATCCCTCTGACTACAGTTGTCAGATCCTTCTGGAAAAAACCACAGTGGAAGCAGCAAACGATAAAACGTTTCCTACTGATGCAAGACTTATCTGGTATGTTGTTGATGGTGTAACGCACGTTGATCTTACAAGATGTAGTAAGACATCTCAACTTTTTGATATGTATTATGATAAGTACGGAAAGAATGCCGTTCAGAAAATTGATTTTGGATATGGAACAGTAAGTCCTAAACTTTGGGGGCAAAAACCAAAGAAGGAAAAGAAAAGAAAATGAGCGATGGTTTTAAGGGGTTTGCTAAACCTGGAAAGGACAGAGAGTTTACCCTAAACATTAATGGTAAAGAGGTTCAAAAAATTATTAGAGAGTATAAAAAACTGAAGAAATATCAGAAGTCCTCTATGTATGAACTAGAAAAACTTTCTGGTCAAGAAACTCAACTCGATAAACTGGTTGATAAGTTTGGTATTGACACAGAAGCAATAGAATAAATACACCAGCAGGAGTGTTTCACGTATGCTTTCTACCCAATATAGGTTGCGACTTGAAGCAATCTGCGAAAAGATAGTTCTTGGTGAGGACGTATCTTTAAGCGACATGATCTGGGCTAACAAATTAGCAAAAGCAAATCAGAGTGCAGCATCAATACTAAGGAAAGCACGTAGACAAGCAAGTAATCCCGATATGCAACAGGGAGGACTTGATGATTTTATGAATCAGATGGATCTAGGTGATCCTGATCCGTCTAATCATAAAACTGGGTTTGGTAGTGCAGATGATATTGCAACTTGGTTCTCACATGATAAAACAGATGATTGGAGGCAACGTGATTGAAATTACTCCTCAAACATACATTGATATGAATGAAGAATTTGAGCGTAATGGTGATAGAGTGAGGATTGAAGTTCCTACTCAAGAAGCTATTGATAAATGGAAAAAGTGGAAGGATCCAGACATGCACAAACGAACAGTAGAACCAAAAGATATGGTTCAAGAAATGTGGGATGAGATTGGAGGTAGACCTAATGTCTGAGGATTGGAGAAGTGAAGAATGGCGTGATGAAAATAAAAAAGTTGCCGTTAATAATTTAGTATCTGATCTGGAGTCTTTGCTAAACGGTAAAGCAACATATTATGAATGCAGTGACCTTAAGACACAACATAGAAAAATTGTTATTGAGTATGATCACGAAGTAAAATGCAACCACTAATTTATTCTAACGGTAGTCAAGAATGTGAGAGGGCAGAGAGTCTTCTTAGAAGTGTTCAGTTTAATGAAACTTTAAACCCAAGAGTTTTTCATCTTGGTAGTGATTTTACCGATAAACAGTTTCGCGCAGAGTTTGGTAAAGAAGCAGAGTACCCTCAGATCTCTATTGGACTTGATCACCGTGGTAGTCTCAAGGAAACCCTACAGTATATGTCTTCTAAAGGCATGTTTTTGTAACACGTTATACAAAAGTGCTTGACTAAATAAAGCATGAGGTCTATAATAGACCTGTCGTTCATCCCGAAAGGGACGCAAGTAAGTCGCGGAACGGAGCGTTCATCCCATGATTGATTTTCTTCTATATTCTAGTCTTCTTTGTGAAGATGCTGATGCAATTATGCTCAGGATCAAACAGCAAGAAGATATGAATAATAATATTAAGTTGGAACTCGTTGATACAATTCAGGAGGCAACTCCTCATTGTCCGTGGGACGCAAACGACTGAAGGAACGGGGATTAAACCACCCTTTCTTTTAGGAGACCTACTATGAACACCCTTACACTGATCAAGAAGCAGATCGAAAAGGCTGCTGCACTTCATGACGCTCAGATCGCTCACACTTCATACCGTGGTGTAGAGTATGATACTCGTTGTGTAGAGTCCAAAGAGACTCATGGCACCTTCTGCTACCGTGGACGCACTTATAGTAAGTGATTGTCAAACAATCTGAATAGTGTTAGAATGGGAGGGCAACCTCCCATTTTTTATGGAAAGAGATAAACTAAAGTTGATAGTGAAAAACCTTAAACTTCTAGTTGAAGCATTAGAAGTTGAGGTATACTCTGATGTTGATGCGTATACAACAAAGCAGGAGAACTTTGACGATCCTGCTAATTATTATATAACAGATTACGACGAAGTTTTTAGCGATGATGATGGATACCCAGATTAAATTAATTAGTGCTACTCCTGATGCAGAGAAGCACATGGCTTATTGTGCAAGAGTAAGTAATCCTGCCAATCAAGAGAATGAAAAGTTCTCTGGACTCCTGAAGTATTGTGTTAAGCATCAGCACTGGAGTATTTTTGAGCAGGCATACATGACTTTGGAGATCAACACTACCAGGGGAATAGCGGCTCAAGTGCTTCGCCATAGATCATTCACATATCAAGAATTTTCGCAACGCTATGCTGATTCCTCCCTACTCGGTGAGAGGATCCCCCTACCGGAACTCAGGAGACAAGACACCAAAAACCGACAAAACTCCATTGATGATGTTGATCCATTCGTTAATCAAGAGTTTCAAATCAAAATGGAAAATCATTTCCAAGCAGGTATGAAACTCTACAAAGAGATGCTTGAGTATGGAATTGCAAAGGAGTGTGCTCGTTTTGTGCTTCCTTTGGCGTGTCCTACCAAAATCTACATGACAGGCTCAGTTCGGTCATGGATCCATTATATCGATTTGCGTTCTGCAAATGGTACACAGAAGGAGCATATGGATATTGCTTTAGGTGCAAAAGAAATCTTCTGTGAACAGTTCCCTGCCGTTGCGGAAGCAATGGAGTGGATTTAATAAATACAAGAAAAGGATTGAACGTTTATGCCAACGTACCCTGTTATTAACCTAGAGACGAAAGAAAAGAAAACTCTCAGTATGACTATGAAAGAGTATGCTGAGTGGAGAGAAGAGAATCCTGGATGGGATAAGGATTGGTCAGAAGGATGTGCATCACAATCTAGAGAGTTTAGGTGGACAGGAGAAGCGAAGTCGAGTGGTTGGAACGAAGTTCTGGACCGTGCATCCAAACAACCGGGTGCCACGGTTCGGAAACATCGTGACTACTCCTTCTAACTCCTACTACCGCTTATGCCTGCAAAAAGAAAGACAAATCAACCAGTAGTTCCATTTGGAATGAGCAACAAACACATGAAAAGAAAGAAACCAATTAATTCAGACTTAATGAGGGACATTACTCCCCTCACTGAAAATCAAAAAGAGCTCTTTCGTTGCTACAAGAATGATCAAAATCTTGTAGCGTATGGTTGTGCTGGCACAGGAAAGACTTTTATCACCCTCTACAACGCTCTTAGAGATGTTTTAGATGAGAAGACTCCTTATGAGAAAATCTACCTTGTCAGATCGCTTGTAGCGACTAGAGAGATCGGTTTCTTACCTGGAGATCATGAAGATAAGTCTTCCTTGTATCAGATTCCATATAAGAACATGGTTAAATACATGTTCGAGATGCCTACTGACTCTGACTTTGAGATGCTTTATGGCAATCTAAAGAATCAAGGGACAATCTCCTTCTGGTCTACGTCTTTCATTCGTGGCACTACTCTTGATAATGCAATTGTCATTGTTGACGAATTCCAAAACTTAAACTATCATGAACTCGATAGTATTATCACTAGGATTGGTCAAGAATCTAAAATTATGTTCTGCGGAGATGCCACCCAATCAGATCTTCTGAAAGACAGGGAGAGAAATGGTATCGCTGACTTCATGAAGATCTTACGCATCATGCCTTCAGTTGATATTGTTGAGTTCGGAGTAGAGGACATCGTTCGCTCTGGACTGGTTAAGGAATACTTACTAGCTAAGATGGAAATGAATGTATGATTTTTGAGCATTGTAATTATCTCGGTGACCTTGAACTAACAAAAAAAGAAACCAATGGCATCCGTCTCTACAACCTTCCAAGTGGAGACTGGGTGCCTTCTATTACGTCTGTAACTTCTTTCTATAACCGACAGATCTTTGTCAAGTGGAGAAAGCGAGTTGGTATCGAAGAAGCAAATCGCATTACTAAGAGAGCAACTGCCCGTGGAACAGATTTTCATGCGGCAACTGAACTCTACATGTTGAATAAAGAAATAAACTGGGATGACTTTAAACCTCTGACCAAGTTTATGTTTGCTCACGCAAGACCATATCTGGACAAGATAAATAATATACACGCTATAGAGAGGACTCTGTACTCGGAGTATCTTGGTTTAGCAGGTAGAGTTGACTGTATCGGAGAGTACGAAGGTGAACTCGCAGTCATCGATTTTAAAACTTCCGATAAGATTAAACCAGAAGAGTGGTTAGAGAATTATTTCGTTCAAGAAATGTTCTATGCATCTGCTTACTATGAATTGACTGGTATCCCTGTCAAAAAACTTATTACCATTATGGTCACACCTGGAGGTGAGGTCAAGGTATTTGACAAAAGGAACAAAGGGGATTATATTAAATTATTAGTTCGATATATTAAAGAATTTGTATCTCACAATCTTAGGTCAGAGAATGGAGAATGAACTAGAAAAAGTATTAGAAAGTAAATTCTTTTGCCCTTCTCGCTTCGCACAGGAGATCGAATCTCTTGTAATACAGAACTCAGACATGAGTTATATTGATGCTATCCTTCACTTCTGTGAAAAGAATAGTATTGATTTAGAGTCAGTTCCTAAACTGATTTCAAAACCTCTTAAGGATAAACTAAAAGCGGAAGCAATGGAACTCAACTTCTTGAAGAGAAGTTCCCGTGCGAAATTACCCCTCTAATTTCATTTTAGGGTAAAAAAATTTCCCGGCAAAAAATCCCTATATTACTTTTTTGATGATGCCGTTTGATGCCTACAAGCAATATCTTTCGCTGAAGAATCACTTCACGAAAGAAAAGTATGATTATCACAAGTACTGTGGTAAGAGTCGTGCGACAGTTCAGTCTTTCTATAAACGAAAAGATAGATTCTGGTTTGAAAAATTATCACGGAATAAAGACGATAAAGAAGTAATTGAGTTCTTTATATCTAACTTTATCACCTGCACTGATCCAAGTAAACTTTGGATTGGAGAGATGATACGTGAAGGTGAGAGTAGATATACTTTGTGGAAGAAAAGAACTCAATCACTCACATATCTTTTTAAGGAAGAAACAGAAAAAGTTTTTTCAGATAATAATTTTGATGCCATGTTCTCCATGGATGGATCTCGTCATCCAGATATTCTTAAATCATATCTGAGAGATGATATATCAATTGAAACCCTAGTTATTCTTGATAGAATACTTGGATTTAGAAAAGACTGGGACAGTAAATTAACTGACCCAGTATGGGAAACTGTCAGTATGAGAATGAGAAAGTATTCTCCATTCCTAAATATTGAAGTATCTCGTTATAAAGAAGTTTTAAAAAAAGTTGTTCTAGAAAAATGAGTTTTTTCGATTCCGATGTAGTCCGTGCAGAAATGACGGAGATTAGTGAGTTACAAGAAGACGTTTATCGTAATGTCTTTAAGTTTCCCTCTATGAATAAAGAGGAGAAAAAATTTCATGTTGCTATGTTAGAGAGACTTCTTGAAAAACAAAAAGTTCTTTATGCTCGTCTGAGTTTATCAGATGACCCTGAAGCAAAACAAATGAAAGAAAGAATCGTCGATTCTGCACAGATGATGGGTCTACCACCCAATGTTGATATGCAGACAATCTTTACCAACATGTCCAAAATGCTGGTCGTAATGAAGGAAAAGATTGACGAAGACGAACCTATTGTGTAGAATACCGAGGTACACACAAGCCAAATACGTACAAATCTAATTAATCCTATGTCTTTCGCAAATCTTAAAAAGCAATCCTCTCTTGGTTCTCTGACTTCTAAACTGGTTAAAGAAGTTGAGAAGATGAACAATACTGGTGGCGGTGGAGATGACCGCCTGTGGAAACCAGAGATGGATAAGACCGGTAATGGATATGCAGTTATCCGTTTCCTCCCTGCCCCTGATGGAGAAGAACTCCCTTGGGCAAAGATGTACTCCCATGCCTTCCAAGGTCCTGGTGGTTGGTACATCGAGAATTCTCTGACCACAATGGGTCAGAAAGACCCTGTGTC